TAAATCAAAAAACATCAAATGAAGATAGTGTTGATAATCCATATCCAAAGTATAGAAAACATATGACAAATATGGCAAATAAATTAGGTTGGGAAATAGTTAAATTCTTCGGTAAACCTACATCTAAAGTTAAAGATTCTGGTACTCACGATATGAAAACCGCAACAAGAGGTGTCGAGAAAAACAAAAAGAGGAATCTAACATCAGATGGAAAGCCACTTAAATTACCAGAACAAATAGATATAACAAAAGATACAAAGGAGTTACTACTTATGGGCGGAGCCTATGGACATATGAGTCATCCATTTGATGACAATAATCTTACATTTTCAGATTTGAAACAGATAGTTATTAATGGGTTAGGTGGAACTCTTGATAGAGAAGATGGAGTTACAGAGAAACTTGACGGACAAAACCTAATGGTAAGTTGGGTTGATGGGAAGTTGAGAGCGGCCCGAAATAAAGGACACTTGAAAAATCATGGTAAAACTGCACCAACTACGAGTGGTATAAAAAGTATGTTTAGTGGTAGAGGTGATATAGAGAAGGCTTTTGTAGGAGCTATGAAAAATTTAGAAAAGGCTATTGGTAGTTTAAGTGATAAACAAAAAGATAAAGTTTTTGGAAATGGTAGTAAGTGGATGAACTTAGAGGTTATGTATCCTAAAACAGCAAATGTAGTTGATTATGATATTGCAGAAATTGTATTTCATGGTACATTAGAATATGATGAAAGTGGTAAACCAATTGGACAACCAAAAGATAGTGCTAGAATGTTGGCAGGTATGATTAAACAAATGAATCAACATATACAATCAATGTTTAAAATTGGAAAACCAAATTTCTTAACTGTACCTAAACATCAAAATTTTAATAAGATGAAAAATAAATTTTTAGGACAATTGAAAAAATTACAATCTCAATATGGACTGAAAGATAATAGTAGATTAGGTGAATACCATGAAGCATGGTGGAGAGAGTATGTATTCAATGCATCTAAACAATTTAAAGTTAGTTTAAAACCAAATCAATTTGTTAGTTTGGTTAATAGATGGGCATTCTTTGATAAATCATATAAGGTAAGAGATATTAAAAAAGATTATAAAGATAATCCTAAATTTTTAGATTGGATATTAAGTACGGATAAAATGGATCATCAAAAGATTTTTAAACAAAATATAAAACCATTTGAAGTATTGTTCTTTGGTGTAGGTGCAGAAATATTAAAAAATATTCAAGGATATATGGCTGCATCACCAAAACAATCAGTACAGAAAATGAGAAAAGAAGTTATCAGTGCGATGAAAGATTTACAAAAACCTGGTAATATAGATAAATTAAAAAAGTTAAAAATACAAATTGAGAAACTAAGTGCAATTGGTGGATTAGATGCAATTGTTCCAAGTGAGGGTATCGTTTTCAAATATAAAGGAAAGATATATAAGTTCACAGGAGCATTCGCACCAATCAATCAGATATTGGGTAGTTTAAAATTTGGTTAGGAGTTACAATGGCAGGATATAGTAAAGAATCAGAAAGACAGAACGCGGTATTAAAGGATTTATTATCTGGTAAGGAACATACAAAAGATTATATACAAGTAGGATACGAGGGTAAACCAGAAAATAGAGGTGGAGAGACAAGAAAATCAGAATTGTCTGATGTTTTGGCAGCAGTAAGAATGCCTTGGTTTTGTCCATCTTGTAAAAAAGCAATGAAGAAAAAACTCGATGATAGGTTTTGGAGAATAAATGGACATTGTTTTGATTGTCAAATTGAGATGGAAAATAAACTTCGTATCAACGGAGAATTTGAACAATATGCTAAAAAGAAAATTAATGATAATAAGAAGTCATACTTAAAGGATTTAAAACAAAGTATTGATGAATTTGAACAAACAGAGGGAAAGGCAGAATTTCTTAATAGTGTTGGTGTTAATACCCCAGAACTTGAAAAAGAAAAATGGGAAATGGGAGAGGTTCAATTTAGTAAAATAATTGAAGAGGCCCGAGAATACATAACTAAATTAGAAGAGGCTATAGATGAAGAATCAAAGGAACTTGATACTGCCTGAAAGTGTAATAATAGAATTAATGGGAATGGTTTCCCAGTTAGGTAATGTTGCTGCTGAGTATCATATGAAAATTAATAATAGTGATACAGAAGAAGTAACGAGAGTATATAGAATGATGATAGAAAAGTTGATGGATTTAGACGAACATGATAGAACTGGATATTTATCATTAGAAGAGATTTGTAACGAAGTTGGTATTGACTTACCAAGTAAAGGAGAACACAATGGGAATCATAAACTGGATTCTTGAACTACTTTTTGGCGGAAAGAAAAAAGAAGAAGTCAAAAAGTTAGACAAGGCAATAAAGGTAAAAGAGACAGAAACTAAAGAACTTGAAAAGAAAGTTACTGCACTCGAATCTAAGAAGAAAGTTAACAAAAAAGAGGTAGCATCCCTTAAACGAAAGGTAACTACTACTAAGAAACAAATTGTTGAAGCTAAGAAAGCTGTTGAATTTGATGATAGCGACGAAGCTTTAAAATATTTGAAGAAATTTTCTAAGTAGTATATATTTATATATATGAGATATATTATATACATATTACTATTAGTTGGGTTTCTTTATGGACAAACTGAAGAAAAAACTATATCTGTACCTAAATCGGATGTAATTGAATGGGCAAACAAACTCAAACAATACGAAACATCGGATAGTTTACAAACAAGTTTAATTTCAGATTTAGAACTTCAAGTTAAAAAGTTAGAAGAAAATTCTGCTTTAGATTCTTTAATAATTTCAACGAGATTACATCAAATTGATTTATTAAAAGAAACTAATCAACTTTATAAAGAAAAAATTAAAGTTGTCAAACCGAAATGGCATGAGAACAAGTGGTTATGGTTTACTTATGGAGTAGTGGCCACATCAACATCAGTTTGGTTGACAGGTCAGTTAGTGGGCGAATAATGGCAACACAGATAAAAGAAGTAATTAAACAAGAGTATGTAAAGTGTGCTCAAGATCCTGCATATTTTATGAAGAAGTATTGTGTAATACAACATCCAATACAGGGTAAAATTCCATTTTCTTTATATGATTTTCAAGAGAAAACTGTAAATGAGTTTCAAGAAAATAGATTTAATATTATCTTGAAGGCACGACAACTTGGTATCAGTACATTAACTGCTGGATATTCTTTATGGATGATGACATTTCATCAAGATAAGAATGTGTTGGTTATTGCTACAAAACAAGAAGTTGCTAAAAACTTAGTAACAAAAGTTAGAGTGATGCACTCAAACTTACCAAGTTGGTTGAAACAAAAATGTGTTGAGGATAACAAATTGAATCTTCGATATATGAATGGTTCACAGATTAAGGCAGTTTCTTCAGGACCTGAAGCAGCTCGTTCTGAAGCTCTATCATTATTGATACTTGATGAGGCAGCATTTATTGATAAGATTGATGATATATGGACTGCTTCACAACAAACACTAACTACTGGTGGTAGTTGTATTGCACTTTCTACACCTAACGGAGTTGGTAATTGGTTTCATAAAAATTGGGTTGATGCAGAAGAAGGTCGTGGAATGTTTAATTTTATTAAATTACATTGGACGGTACATCCTGATAGAACTCAAGAGTGGAGAGTGGAACAAGATTCATTATTAGGTATTCAAAGTGCAGCTCAAGAGTGTGATTGTGATTTTATTACTTCTGGTACTTCAGTAATTGATGGTGTATTATTAGAGAAGTGTAGAGAAACTCAAGTTAAAGAACCAATTGAAAAACGAGGTGTTGATAGTAATTGTTGGATATGGGAACCGCCTAATTATTCAAAAACTTATGTGGTAACGGCAGATGTTGGTAGAGGTGATGCAGCAGACTATAGTGCATTTCATGTTATGGATGTAGAAAAAGTAGAACAAGTGGCAGAGTATAAAGGTAGGATTCCTACAAAAGATTTTGGGAATATGTTAGTCAGTATTGCAACAGAATATAACGATGCTTTACTAATTATAGAAAACAATAACATTGGTTGGGCAACCATCCAACAAGTAATAGATAGGGATTATCCTAATCTATTTTATACAAGTAAAGATTTAAGATATGTCGATATTGCTCATCAAATGAACAATCGATTTAGAAGTGAAGAAAAGAAAATGGTGGCTGGATTCAGTACCACTATGAAAACTCGACCTTTGATTATTGCAAAGTTAGAGGAATATTTTAGGGATGAATCAGTAACGGTTCGTTCCAATAGATTGATAGATGAATTATTTACATTTATTTATCTAAACAATAGAGCAGAGGCAATGAGAGGATACAATGACGATTTAGTCATGTCTTTTGCTATTGGTTTATGGGTTCGTGATACTGCTTTAAGATTACGAACAGAAGGAATTGAATTAACAAAGAAAACACTTGATAGATTTCAAGATATAGATGGACTATACACTCCCGAAGACAATGATAATGGTGAATGGGATTGGGAAGTAGGCCACGAAAGAAAAAAAGAGTCGTTAAAGTGGCTCTTATAAGTGAGGTAAAATATGGCAGATAAATCATTATTTAGTCGATTACAACGATTATTTAGTACAAATGTAATTGTAAGAAATGTTGGTGGTAGGAAACTAAAAATAGCCGATACAGAACAAGTTCAATCACAAGTGAAATCACATTTGGTTGACAGGTATTCTAAATTACATAGTGGGTTGGATATGGCGAATAGTGGATATTCCACACACGCACAAATGCAGGCTGCACGATTAGGGTTATTTAAAGATTATGAAACGATGGAGGCAGATTCAATAATTGCATCTGCACTTGATACATACGCTGATGAATCAACAATGAAAAGTGCGTATGGAGAATCGTTAGAAATACAAAGTGATAATGATCAAATAAAACAAATACTACATAACTTATTCTATGACATTATGAACATAGAATTTAATCTATGGCCTTGGGTAAGAAATATGTGTAAGTATGGAGACTTCTTTTTGTACTTAGATATTAGTGATAAGTATGGAATTCATAATGTAGTTCCAATGTCAGCTTATGAACTAATTCGTTCAGAGGGAGAAGACCCAGAGAATCCTTATTATACAAAATTTTATTTGGAAGCAATGGAACAAGCTCATCCTTATTTTGCTCGTTCAACTACAAATAAAAAGATTGAATTTGAGAACTTCCAAATAGCACATTTCAGATTAGCCAACGATAGTAATTTATTACCTTATGGTAAATCAATGGTTGAAAGTGCTCGTAAAGTATGGAAACAAATTACATTGATGGAAGATGCGATGTTGATTCATAGAATCATGAGAGCACCTGAGAAGAGAGTTTTTAAAGTTGATATTGGAAATATTCCACCAAACGAAGTTGACAATTATATGCAACGAATAATCAACAAAATGAAGAAGACACCTTTTATGGATGACACAACGGGTGATTATAATTTGAAATTTAACATACAGAATCTTACAGAAGATTTCTTTATGCCAGTTCGTGGTGGAGATAGTGGAACACAAGTTGAATCATTACCAGGAATGCAATATGAAACCACAGAAGACATTGAGTATTTAAAAAATCGTATGTTAGCGGCTTTAAGAATACCAAAAGCATTCTTAGGATATGAAGAAAGTCTTGGAAGTAAAGCAACACTTGCAGCAGAAGATGTAAGATTTGCTCGTACCATTGAAAGAATACAAAGAATTGTAACAAGTGAATTGACAAAGATTGCAGTTGTTCATTTATATGCACAAGGATATACAGATGAAGAACTTGTAAACTTTGAATTGAAATTAACTAATCCATCTACAATTTATGAACAAGAGAAGATTGAATTGTGGAGTAATAAAGTTAATTTAGCTCGTGATGTAAAAGACAATAGTTTAATGTCAAGTGATTGGGTGTATAAAAACATTTTCAATTTTACAGCAAAAGAACAAGATGAACTTGAAAAAGAATTAATAGAAGACCAGAAACAAAAATTTAGATATGAACAAATTGCTGTTGAGGGTAATGATCCTGCCGATAGTGGTGATTCAATTGGAACACCAAGTGATATGGCAGCAATTGGGATGAAAGATGCAGAGGGAGCCCAAGATGCAGAACCACCTGAAACTTTAGCGGGTTCTATCTTTGATGACGAAGGTGGAGCACCTGAAGGTGGATTTGAGGGTGCAGGAAGACCAAAAGAAGTAACTAAATATGGTAAAGATGGTAGTGCAAGAGGTAGAGAACCACTTGGTAGACCAAAAATACCTATGGCTTTAGCTCATTTTGATAGATTAAAAAAATCTTTTGGGAGTAAAGCGAGAGAAATATTAAAAGAAACAATTGAAAGTGAAGAAATAGATAAAGAATATAAAGATTTTACGGAAGATAAATAACGATTATTTGAAGTTTTTATATTTATTTATGTATAAACTTATCATGAATGGAGTGTTTGATGAATTATAACAAGAAGCACAGTAAAATAAAAAATACTGGAATTCTTTTTGAATTGCTGACTCGCCAAATCACTGTTGATGTACTTAATGGTACAGAAGATAGTAAGGCAGTTAAGATTTTAAAAGAAACATTTAAATTAAATTCAGAACTTGGGAAAGAATATGAACTTTACAAGATTTTGACGGAAAAAACATATAAAACTAATGAACAAGCAAATATTTTGCTTTCTGCAGTAATTAAAAATCGTAGAAAATTATCAAATCGTAAACTACGAAATGAAAAATATAATTTAATTAAAACAATTAAAGAATCTTATAATTCTTCAGATTTTTTTAATACAAGAATTCCAGGATATAAACTTTTGGCTTCAATTTATAATGTATTTGAAGGTGAATCTTTAAAAGAAAAAATCACTCCAGTTGAAGAAACTGATAGTAAAGTAACAATTATAGAAAACATCACTAAAGTCAAGCGCTCCAAAAAAACTAAAGGTGGTGTTCAAGAGAACTTAAATAAACAAGATAAAGATTTAAGATTGTTAACATATCAGTTATTGGTTGATAAGTTCAATAAAAAATACAGCACTTTAAATGAAAATCAAAGAACACTATTGAAAGAGTATATTAATAATCTTTCAAATACTAACTCTTTACGAGAATTCATAGATGCTGAAGTTATTAAAATTAAAAAAACCTTAAAATCACATTTACGAAAAGTTGATGATAGGATTACTAAGATTAAATTAACCGAAGCTATTACTCATACAGATACTGCAACAAAAGGACTTCATGTAAAAGATTCTAATGTTGTTTCATTGATGAGATATTATGAATTGGTAGGGGAGTTAGATGATGTCCACAAAGATAAGTAGAAAAAAGTTTACGGAATTACTTCGTACAATAATCAAAAAAGAAATTAAAGAAGTTTCCACTACTGCAACAGCTGGTGGTGAATATGATACTCCAAATGCATTTCAATCTAAAGGAAATGAGAAAAGAAAAAAAATTGCAAAGACAGGAACAGATTTTAAAGTTGTAGAAGCTAAGTGGGCAGTTAGTGTTGATGGTGTTGGTAAAATTATAGTTGATGCATCAGGTGCTGGACAAGCAAAGACGATGGTTGGTAGACAATTGAAAAAAGGTTTAAAGGGTATAACAAGTGTAAAAAGAGTTCAAACTGCATTCGGTAAACAAATTGATAAGAAAACTGAAATAAAAGAAGCTCGTTATACAAACTATCGTAACGATGATACATTAACACCAAGACAAAAGATTGGTGTATCAATGAGAGAAGTTAGAGATAAACTAACTGAATTAAGTAAGTTAATCGATATGAATGTTAAATTGAAAAATGAGTTAAAGATAGATTCAAAATCTTATTGGAAAAACACCCATAAAGCAATGACCAAAATTTCAGAACGATTGGTTAAATTAGCTAATAAAGTTGGGAAACTTCAATAATGAAACAGAACGATAAATATTTAGCAGAAGGTCTTGATATTCTAAATAGAGAATTTGGACAACCATTACCTACACTTGAAGATACGATGAAAGCTCATCAATTGAAAAAAGAAGGTGGGCCAGGAAGTGGTAAACCAAAAGATGGTTCATCAAATGATTCTTCAGATGAAAAAGCTAAAAAAGAAAAAGAATTAGAAGATAAAGCTAAAGAACAGGCAATGAAAGATATGGAAGCTGAATTTGGTGATGATGATATGTTTGAATCATTTCTAAATGAGAATCCAGCAGCTGTTGCAGCTGCAACTCAAGCAATGGTTCAAATGAAAGCTAAGAATCCAAAAACTGGTCGTGTAAATAAAATGACTACTGCTCTTAGTAATAAATCACACCCACAACATAAAAAAGCAAAAGGAATATTTGCAAAGATTGTAGACAAATTTAAAAAGAAAAAAGATGAACCAAAAAAACAATCTAAGGCTGACCAATATAAAGCTATGATGCAAAAAACTAAAGATGATGCACATTATAAAAAACAATTTACTGGTGAATCTATAACAGAAGGACCCTCCGATGTAAAAGATGCTAGAAAGGCATTATCGATGGTAGTAAAACAAGAACAAAAATTTAGAAAACAAATGTTTGCATTAGAACAAGTATTTTTACAAGACCCAACAAAAGGAAATGATAAGTTGGCAAAAGATATAAAGAAGTCTTATAAAGAAGGTGTAACCAAATTTATGAGAGATAGTGTTTTAATGGTTAAGAGGATGAAATAAAATGAGAGAACTATTAGTAGATTATATACCTTTTGAGATAACTAAACATCAAGTTAATGAATCATTAAAAGAAAATGATGGTAAGTTAGTTGTTAAAGGTGTATTACAAAGAGCAGATGCAAAGAATCAAAATGGTCGAGTGTATCCGATGGAAATATTACAAAGAGAAGCAAAGAATTATTCTGAGGGATATGTTAAACAAAAAAGAGCACTTGGTGAATTAGACCATCCAGATAGTTCAGTAGTGAATTTACAAAATGTATCTCATAATATTACTGAAATGCATTTTGAAGGTGAAAATCTTTTAGGTACGGTAGAAATTTTAACCACACCAAGTGGAAATATTTTAAGAGAATTATTTAAGAATGGAATAAAATTAGGAATCAGTTCTCGTGGAATGGGTTCTGTAGAGGCAGTACACGAAGATGATAATGACCAACCAATGTTAAAGGTAGGTAAAGATTTTGAATTAATAGCATTTGATTTCGTATCCAATCCATCTACACATGGTGCATTTATGTATCCATTAAGTGAGAATGTTGATAAAACACAAACACAAGGTAGAACTTGTGGTTCTTATTGTAAGGCGGAAGATATAATAAATAAAATAATCCGAGGCGAATAACATGCCTGCTAAATCAAAAGCCCAACAACGATTCATGGGAATGGTTCACGCGATACAGAAAGGTGAACTCTCACCATCTAAAGTTTCTGATAAAGTTAAAGATGTAGCCGATAATATGTCTGATTCAGATGCAGAAGATTTTGCATCTACTAAACATAAAGGTAAACCAGAAAAAGTCGCAAAAGAAGTAATTAGAAAAGTTCGTGAAGTACTTAAACCAATTGTAAGAGAAGGTCTAAAAGCACAAAAGGCTTATAATAATATTCATAAGGCTCGTAATGAGTTTATCGAAAGATATAGTAAACTTAGAAAACAATTAAATACTTTAAAAACTGAATCACCAAATAATGAAATTCTTAGATTAGAAAAACAATTATATAAATTTGAAACGGCTTTTATAGAACAATCTTCTAAATTATTAGGTTCAGTTTCAAAGATTGCAAAAAGTAATTTAACTGAAGACTGGAGACCATACAAACCAATATTGGAAAAAATAATTAAAATAAAGAAAGACCCACATAAAGGAGTGAAAAATACCGCTAAAGGTAAAAAGTTCAATCCATTATTATTAAAGGGTGAGGATAAAATTAAAGCCTTAGTATGGAGTGGTTCACATCCAACGGGTAAAGGTAGTTATGAATTAAAAGGTAATAAATTAAATGTGATGGGATTGAATCCAAGAGATAAAGGATTTTATGTAAGTCATTTCACAAAGAATACTGGAATACGAAGAGGAAATCTATACTATGATGGTGTTCATTGGCAAGGTAAAAAGAACTTTTAGGAAAATACGATGATTAAATTAAAAGATATAATAAAAGAGAGCGGATTAATTACTGAAGGTACAAGATGGTTAGTTGGTATTGAATCACCTAATGGACAAATAGTAAGTACTTACGGACATTGGGATGGTTATCCAGAATGGGCAGGAAAATATTTAAAAAGATTTTATAATAATCCAATGAAAGTTAAACAACTATTAAAACTTGGACAACAAGGTATTTCTTCTATTGATAAAAGTATGAAGGGTGGAAAAGACCATTCATTTGAAAGTCCAAAAAAAGGTGAAACTGTATTTTATGGTAGAGATAGAGGAGAGAAAAGTAATGCTACAAGTAAGTGGAAAAATAGAGATGCAATAAAATTTCATAGTGGTGAAGAATTTGCTTATATTTTTAGTATGAAAGATAAGAAATGGTATTATAAAGCAAAATATGGTAAACCTACTACTTGGACACTTTTAAAATGATTAAGTTAAAAAAAATATTAAACGAATCAGCAAAAGAACAATTAAATGAATGGGGTGATTTATACTCTCATGTCCGTAATGTTGAAGGTCATTTGGCTGAATTTAAGAAAAACATAGATCAAAAAAGAGGTGGTTCATTTGATTCAGATAGTATAGAATATGAAGATGATAGATGGAATAACAATAGTAAATTGTTAAAAGGTAGAGATAAAAAATTAGGTCAATGGGAAAAGAAAGTTAAGAAAACATTAGATAGTCTTATGAAAGATTATGTGAAAGCCTGGAAGTAAAATGATTAAGTTAAAAACTTTAATACCAGAAGCTTACAAACATTATCTGTATGGTGATGATACATCACATTGGACTGTGAAAAAACCATTCGATGTTTATGTTTATGGTGATAAAGATATACCAACAGGTCAATGGTCAACAGCAGGTCCTGGTGGAAATAAAATGATTTACACTAAAGAATTAGTTAAGTATAGACTTAGAAAAGGACAACAAATTAGTAATATACCAGGTGGTGTTTTTATTGTGGATTATAAAGAAAAATGGGCTGGTGAAATTTCATACAGAAAAAGAGCTACTGGTAAACCAAAAGATTTAGAACCAAGAAGTTCAAAAATTATTGATTATACATTATGGAAAAAGTGGTTGAAATATAAAAAATGATTAAGTTAACCGACATATTAAATGAAGTAGATAGTAAAAAAGCTATCGTATCTTTAAAGGGAGATTATCCTGGTTCAAAAGTTTATCAAGCAGTTGGTGATGGTAAAACTTCAGTAAAGGCTCAACAAACTAATAAGACTTGGGATGATGGAGCACCAATGACAAATAAATTTGGACCAAAGAAAACATCAAAAGTACCAAGAGGTAAGTTTTGGGTATTGGATACTAAGAAGTTTTGGTATTATGAACTTAAAGGTGTGTGGAATGCAATTAAGAAAAGTGAATATGGAACACCACCAGGATTTGAATTCTAATGATTAAGTTAAAAAATTTAATAGAAGTTAAGAAAGATGACTGTGAATGTGGTGGTGATTGTTGTTCTGTAAATGAATCTAAAGGTATGGAGTTAGGTAAGATTTTTACTGGTCATGGTTTTGCATTCAAGAAAGAAAATTTTGAAGAATCCCTTCAAGGTGGTTCACTACCCAATAAAGAAAAAGATTTCAGAAAAATTAAAAAAGTAAAAGATGAACCAGATTCACAAAAGGGAACTTCTGATTCAACATCTACTTTTAGTAAGCATCACGCAGGTTCAATGGGTTCAGGAGATATGGGTAGAATAGCAGAACCAGACACTTATGATTGGGATGATAGTGGAAATAAATCTAACACACCTGGACACCAAACAAAGAAAAATAAAAAGAAAAGAGGATATGAGCCAGTTGAAGTAAAGGAATCAGATTTAGGACTTACATATAAAAGAGGTAAAACAGTAAAAGTTACACATAAGAAATCTGGAAAAGAATTGATTATTATAGATAAACCAAATGTAAAAAGGGAATATGAAAAAATAGGATATTTTGCTGAAATAAAAGAATCTTCAGTAATTTTAGAATTTGAAAAATATCATTTAGGTAATGTAGGTGATAGTAAATTAAAAAATAGATTAGAAAGAGCAATTAAACTTTGGGGTGGTAAAGTAGATGCAGTAGGAATGGATACTATTAAATTTAGATTGAATAGTTCAGAAGTAACTAAATTACCTTTGTTGTTAAAAAAATTAGATCAAAATAAAAATGTATGGATTGGTGATAAACGAAAAAAGAATATATGGGATAGAAAAAGAAAGATTGATAAGTTAGAGAGTTGTGGTTATACAATGTCAGCAGAACCACCACACAAAAAATTAAAATCATCAGGTGGAACAGGTCCAGAAGATAGACATTTAAAAGAAAATCTTATCTATGTAGATAAAGATATGAAAGATGGAAAGTTTGATCCAAAGAATCCACAAGTACATATTCAAGGATATGGTGTAGTAAATTTAAAAACCTTACAAGATAGTTTATCACGAAAATTTACAGAATTGGCTAAAAGAGCTAAAAAGGGTGATGTTGAAAATATCGAATACATATTGAAAAAGAATGGAGTTCTTATGGGATTTGTTGAAGCGTTAGTTAATGCAAACAAAGAATTATCATCTTCAACAATGAAAAGAAAAATTACTATGTATAAGAGGAAAAGATAATGAATCCAAAAATGTGGGCACAATGGAAAGATTTTAGACTTGGTGAAGATTACGATGAACCAGATGTTTTAGAACAATTAATTACAGAATTTGTTAAACAAGGTGTTGATGAGATGACAGCCCATAAGTTACCTTATTCAAATAAAGAAGCTCAAAAGCATGTAGAAACAGACATTAAAGAAATGGGAAAAATTTTTAATAAATCATCACAAAGAGCAATTGCAATAATGTTAAGTGGTGTAAAGAATAACAAATATGATGCGATGGATTTGATTCGAGGATTAGATTCAGGTAAGGCTTCTAATACAAGTCATGGTGTTGGTGATATGTTAAAAGTATTATGGAGTAAAGTAGAAAATAGATTTCGTAAGTATTTAGGTGGTAAAAAACGCCGTTAGTGATATTTATAAATGAATTAGGAGAAATAAAATGGCAAGAACAGAACAAGATCATGTAAAAATAAGGTTAATAGACCCATTCGAACTGGTCGATGCATGGGGCGAAAATGCTACATGGATTGAATTTAGTAAGGATGTTCGAGAGAACCCAGGAAATCACGATTTAAGAGAAACTCGTGATGAACCAAATGTAGGCGTATCTTATGAAGAGGTGCCCCCAGGTGATACACCAATAGTAGCTCTTTTGTTGAACAAAGTTTATGCTGGAGAGTGTACTCCTGAAGAAGAAAAACTCATTGATGACATAAATATTGATGAATTTGAATTGGAAGAAGATGACTCTGGTAGCGAGGGATAAGATTATGGCTAAGCTAATAGGAGATTCAAAATGGCAAAATTAAAAGATATAATAAATGAAGGCTTTTCAGTAGTAGGTGGAGTAGTTAGTACACCAGCAATTGGAGGCGGAACAAATACAGGCTTAAGTGATA